ACTATCGCCGACATCACTACTTAATATCGATTAGGGGTCGGCAACGGCCCCTTCTTTTTTATGAAAGTTTTAATTACAAAAACCTGCTCTGCAGATGGCCAGCATTTAGAAAGCGGTCAAACTTTTGACGTTTCTAATTTAGCTGCAAAAGAATTAATTAAAGTTGGTCGTGCAAAAGAGGCACCAACTGCTCCGGCATGTCCACCAAAACCAAAAGCAAAGAAAAAGGTAGAAACAGCAGATGTCCCTAAGTGATGATTTAGATGTTTTCTTCAGTGATTCGTCTGCAGTAAGTGCGACGAGTGGAAATTCAAATGGGTTAGGCCATTTAGACCAACCCACAAATATTGCTGTTGGAGATCAGGTTTTATATATCGATTATGCTTTTAGGTGCAAAACCAGTGATTTTGGAACTTTAAAAAGTGGGGATGAGATCACTATAAACTCTGTGGCTTATACGGTACGAATGGCAGACCAAGAAGATGATGGCCTAATTACAGTTTTATCCGTACAAAAAACATGACAACAAGAAGAGAAAATATTTTAGATGCTGTTAAAACTGCCCTCGCGGGTACAACTTCTGTGGGGACTAAAATCTACAGGTCACGTGTGACGGCTGTAAGTAGGGCTGAGAGTCCTTGTTTGCTTATCTCCTGGTCAAACGATACAGCAACGCAAACCACATCCTTAGCGACCCTTGACTGGTCTTTAGATGTACAAGTAGCAGTTATTGTCAGAGGAAATACTCCTGATGAAATAGCCGACCCAATAGTGGAAAGTCTTCACACGAAATTGATGACAGATTCAACGCTTGGAGGCTATTTAATGGATATTATTCCCACTGGATGCACTAATGAGAATTTTGATGCAGACCAGGCAGGTGGCGTTGTGACTTGTTCGTATCAATTAAAATATCGAACTTTAAACAATAATTTGGCTTCGGTTTAGATTCTAAATTTTAAAATAGTTAATATGTAGTCATAGTGTTTTGATTCTGTAGATGGCTGTTTTAAGAGAAAAAGAGTCGCTGGTAGCAGCCAAAAAAGAAAGCTCTTATGCATCGGCGGCAACATTAGCTGGTACGGATGCTGTCTTATGCACTGATGTATCTATAGAGCCTGTTTCTTCAACGGTAATAGATCGAAGCACGATTGACGGAAAATATGGTTCTCGACCTTTCATTCAAAGTAATACACACGTGAGCTTAAGCCTAACGGTGGAAGCAACGCCAAGCGGCACAGCCGGAACTGCGCCAGACTATAAAGATCTTTTACTTGGATGTGGCTTAATAGAAACATCTACTGCAAGTCAAAACGTATATTCACCAGAAACGAATTTAGAAACGGCTGATAGTTTGACAATTGGGGTTTATATAGATGGCTCACTCCACAAATTGACAGGAGCAAGAGGAAGCTTTACATATAATATTGATGCGTCGGATACACCTAAATTTGTATTTAACTTTCTTGGTTTATACAATTCACCAACAGCAACAGCAATATTAACTCCGACTTATGCTCAACTAGCTCCAAAAGTTGCTAATAGCACAAACACAACTGCTTTCCAGCTCCATTCTTATGCAGGTTCATTGCAGTCATTTAGTTTTGAGCAAAATAACAATCTTTATTATTCCGAATTAGTTAGTAGTACTAAAAAAGTAAGAATTACAGATCGCGCAAGTTCTGGAAGTGTTTCTATGGAATCGATTGGATTAGGAACAAAAAATTATTATTCAATTGTTAATTCAACAGCTACAGGAAACTTAACGCTGCAACATGGTCAAACAGCAGGGAATAAGATCACATTTACCGCAAGTCAAACTCAGTTGGAGACAATTGCTCAAGCAGAGAACGAAGGTTATCAAATGTTAGATATTGGTTACAGGGCTTTACCTAATAGTGGCGATGATGAGTTTGAATTAAAATTCCATTAAACATTGCGTTTGTAATCTTAAGGGTTTACCCTGCTATTTAGACGTATTAAATGAATGGGATTAAGGCTAAATCAATCTGGGACATATAAATGGCCTGTTACTGTTCAGATACCAATCGATGGTGGGAAATATGAAAAGACTAAATTTGATGCTGAATTTAAGCGCTTAACTGAAACACGTATTTTAGAAATTAATGAATTAATAACTAAAGGTAAATTAGTCGCTGTTGATTTATGTAAAGAGGTACTCGTTGGTTGGGAGGGGATAGAAGATGACGATGGCAATGAGGAGAAGTTTTCAGAGGCTAATAAAAAGAAGTTGTTAAATGTACCAAGGGTTGCACAGTTTATATCAGAGGCTTTTTATTCATCAATCGAGGGAGCTAAAAGAAAAAACTAACGGGCTGTGTTGATTATATTTTTAAAAATAATAAAAAAAATCGGAGTGGATTAGAGGCAGCAGCAGAGGCGTTTGGTGTCATTTTACCTGAACAGGACGAGGAGGACTTTTTATTATGGCCAGAGCATGAGGATGCTTTAGATTTATTCATGCGTTGTCAAACTCAATGGAGGGTTGGAGGTCTAGGGCAAGTCACAGGTTTTTGCTATGAGTCAGTAATAGCTTTGGCTAATATTTATAAGTATGATGACCTCAAGACGGTGCTTGATGATTTACAAGTAATGGAAATCCGAGCAATTGAAATCTTGAATAAGGAGCAGAAATAATGGCAGCTAAGTTTTCAATGCTTCTGTCGGTTAAGACGATTGGTAAGCAAGCAATAAATAGACTCGGCAACTCGATGCAGGGTTTGGCTGGTCGGGTTAAGAATGTACGTTTAACTGTTGATGGATTAGCAAAATCTTATGCGGCGTTAAGGATTGTTCAAAGTGCCTTAAATGTCACTGTTCAAAGAGCCGAGTCAGAAAGAAGATTAAAATTACTCTCACAAGGATTTGATGATTTAGCAAGTGTTCAGAACGCTGCAACGGAAGCAGCTAATAAATTTGGAATAAGTCAGACAAATGCCAACAAGGAATTTGCTCAAATTTATGCACGTTTAAGGCCGATAGGTTTAGAGTTGAAAACTATCACTTCTGTTTATGAAGGATTTAATACGGCGGCAAAGCTAAGCGGCGCATCAGCAACAGAAGCTTCAAACGCATTTCTACAGTTATCCCAGGCATTAGGAACTGGATTTTTAAGAGGTCAAGACTTTAATAGTATCTTCTCTCAAACTCCTGCAGTAATACAGGCGATAGCTTTAGAGATGGGTGTTCCTGTGGGACAGATGAAAGAATTAGCCGCACAAGGCAAGGTCACAATTGATTATATTTTGCCTGCGTTAGAACGACTGCGAACGGAGGGAGCCGATAAATTAACGGAAGCAATGAAAGGGCCTGAACAACAATTTAGAAATTTAAAAATTGCAGTCGAGGAATTACAGATTGCGGCAGTAGAGGACAACTTAACAACAATTACTGACGTGGTTAATGCTCTAACTGGAAGCGTTAATTTATTAAATAAAGCAATAAAAAGCGACGAATGGAAACAGTTCTGGGATTTCTTGAGATTTGGACTGGATGGGAATCCTTTTGATAATGAAGACCTAATGAGAGAGCTAGAAATAAATAGGACTAGATTTCAATCTCAAAATATGGATTTAAGTAATCCAGAAGCCGGAGTAATAGGGCGACGTAATAGACCACCTGCTGAAGACATTAATGATTTAAAAACTTCAGTTGAGCAATTAAACGCAGAATGGAAAAAAGGAGCAACTGATGGATTGAAAAAATATAAAGAAGGCTTAGGAGATATTGCGACAAGGGTTGGAACGATGGTCACCAATTCATTTAAGAAGATGGAGGATACGCTTGTTAATTTTGTGATGACGGGAAAGCTTGCGTTTAAGGATTTAGCAAACAGCATTATCAGAGATATGATCCGCATCGCTATTCAACAAACAATCATGGCACCTTTTACTAATTGGTTTGGGAGTTTATTTAGCGGTGGTAAGACTTTCTCAGGTCCACCAGCTCCAAAATTGAAAAGAGCAATGGGCGGTCCAACTAGTGCAGGTAGAAGTTATTTAGTAGGTGAACGTGGACCAGAAATGTTTACACCTCTTTCTAGTGGTCACATCACCCCAAACAATCAATTAGGTAATACTTCTGTTGTTGTTAACGTAGATGCAAAAGGACAATCACAAGTACAAGGAG